CCCTGCCTATTTTTGTGGGTTCGTCTTTAGCACATGCTTTAAAAATGGAATAACACCTTTCCCCAGCTAACAATTTATCCTCCATAGTTTCAACTTCCTTCATTATCTTTGCATCGGCTTCTGCCGGACACTGAAATCCAGGATAATCCTGGGGGTCGAGTAACTTAATTCCACTGCGCTTTGGACCATTTAAAGGAAAACCTTTTGAGGTCCCTTTCGGAATTGCGTCAACGAACCTTTTTCCATCACGTCCACATAAGGTCTGCATGTCAGTTAATGGCTTCATTTCTGAAGTCACAAATTCCTCTATGTCCGTCTTCCTAAACACACCACACACAGGATCTATTAAGTGAGTCAAATAGTCCTGATACGCTCTCTCCAATAAGGACCCTTCTATCCCTGGGCTGGGATTTGCTGAATGGGCCAAGGACCGCTGCCACATTAAAGTACGGTGAAATTGCGGGGGGCCATGCTTGCACGGCACCCCAGTAACTTCCGTGACAACTTCGGAAATAGGAGTCACTCTTACCTTACTCTTTGTAAATGAAGCTCTTCCATCACACTGTCCAAGATATTCCAAAGTACTTCCTATTGGCAAATAATTCACAGGAGATTTCTCATGTATATCCCGTGACTTAAGCACCTGCTTCTCGTAGCGGGTACTAGGAAAAGTACCAGTTGTAACTGATGGGAAAGCTCCTTGCCAACGTTTATGGGCTAGCTCAATTGCCTTATCCAAATCCTGACGCACGACTATCAATCCTTTTCCAGTAGTGTGTTCGGGAATGCCTCGCAAATGTACGCAAGCAATACAATTTTTTGCATATTTTGCTATGGCAGTCCCCATACACAATCCCGTAAAGGTATTATAGGGCAAGTCGTACTTGTACCCAGGACCTCCAGATTCTGAATCCTTAGTATATTCAAGAGAAATCCTATCACTACGTAATAAACCATTCTTCTCTCTGTATATAAAGGTAGCAGTACCAGATGCAGTTATGACTTCTGGAAATAAATGCTTAATGTCTGCAAATACACCCCCAGACGGTACATACACAAGGCATAAATCCTTTCCAGGCAGTGGCACTATGTGTGAACTACTTACGACACCACGGAAGGAAGCGTTCAACCTACCATATTCTCTACGAACAAACAAGGCTTTCATTTCTCGCCTATTTTTGAAAAGATGGTAGGGCATTAAGAAAATATTCCCTCCAAGAGCTAACACATCACAATGTTGTTGAAAATCATTCTCCACAAAAGTCCCATGAAGTAAATTTGCGCTAACTTTACTGACTGCTTGGTCATGTGTCATTGTGGCCGCTCTGTTGTTGACATGTAATTCTTCAACCACAGCTTGAGCCCAAGGGTTGACCTCACTGTCTCGTTTTTCAATTTCTTCAATGGTGTCAGGTGCCAGAGCTGACTGGTGCATGGTATGTGCAACTCGGAACATACTAATAAAACCATATAATATCCTTGCCGCACCACATAGTAAAAAGAACTTAGCCATTTTGCTCTGTCGAATACTAGAAAACACTTCATCAATTACACACCGCCTATGGGCTAATTTATCGAGCACGACATTTTTCCACTTGGCTAACAGGACAAAATAACAAATAATATGTCCAATTACCCACAAAACGTAAAAAGTCAACCAGGGTATAAAACTAGAGAAAATCATAGTGGTAATAAACATGGACGTGAGAACAGACAAACGAACTCTATTCTCATATTGTATAAACGAACGACAACTACACGCCATATACACTACATCGACGTACGGATGGTAAATAAAGTAGCGAGGTACATGAGTTAATACATAATCCATACCACTACCAATTGCATCAAATTGCTCCTTAATAAAGTCGAACGTGTCTTCTTCTGCCGTTTGTGGTTCCATAAGAAATTCGTCAAAACTGTCTAATTCCGGTTGTTGTGATTGGAAATACTGAAATCCTAAACCTGCCAGGAATATAGCAGAGAAATGCATGAAAAGAGGTGCAAATTTCATAGTTGTCTCAAATGAAGGAAGTTTACCAAAAACATTACTTGGAGTCATCCAAGCAAACATTCTATCTTCTTCCTCCTCAAGAGTCTCATATGAATCGTAACTCTCATCATCATCATCCTCTTCCATAACAGGGGTTACCACGCACCTGCAGATACCGCGTGCGCGCCTACACTCCTTACAGTATTGCCGCGACTCTACCAATTTCACACCTTTATCGACTAATTTACGTTGGTTTGTGAAATGTGAATCACACTCTTCCGTCAGAATACGCAACGTGTCATTTATACCAACGACATACGCTCCCGAAGGGTCCAAGACTGTAGGTCCTATATCATATTTCCTACGTCCCGCTCCAAAGCGGGATCCATCTTTCTTAAAGCCTTCTGGTAATGTGAACGACACGCGCCTATCAACTTTATCATCGATGGTAATTGACGAATTATCGCTACTATCATCCACCATGGGTCTTGGTACGAACTTATAAGGCACTAAATGTGCAGCATTTCCTCCTTGGCCACGTTGCTGTGGTTTCCATAACGACAAATCCCAAATATCGTTCACAAGAGTATCACTAGAAAAAGTAGAAAAAACTTTACTACTGTCAAGCCTACCATCTACTAATGCGAACTCGTCCTTGACTTTAACTTCAATGTGAATATTTGCTCGTCTTACAATCGAAAAAGGCTCAATTGACCCGATATTTGCATGGTCAGCCAGTGGTGCATTACTAGTTACCACCAAGACCCTAGGTCGAATCTCAATTTTCCCTTTCTCATTCACCTCTGCTTTATTAGCATATGTAATCATATTGTTATTAATGTCAATTAAACGTTCTGTAGGTGACTTATCCAAAAAATCTGCCTTTGTATTTCCCATATCATCCAAGAATATGCCTACTGTGTCACCTTTCAAGGAGGAATCATATTTATCTGACTCCTTTATTATGGCAACACCTTTAGAATCAGGATTCACTCCTGCTGCAGACAAACAATCAGCCATAACAACCTGTGCTACAGTAGACTTGCCTACTCCTGAAGTGCCCCAAATAAACACTGTAAAGGGGGCATATCTCATAGACCCGTCAATACGTTTAGCTTGGTAGGCAGCTCGATTCTTGTGCAGAACTTCTCTTCTCTTCTCAAGATAGCCCTGCTGCCACGTCCCCTTAGCGGACTTATAAGCTCTATCCGCTAACGCTATGGCTTCTTCCAAAAGCTGACCATATTCGATATCTGAAACAACTCTCGTTTCTCCTCGCAAATTAATGGGCTTAGCATGCAAATTAAAAACCATAGCATGCTCGTGAAGCTCCAATAATGGAAAATAGAGTTCATCCAATTCTCTCCCTTCATCTGACGTAAAAAGTAGTGGAGTAAAGGACCTAGACTTAAAACACTCATATCCACCTTCTATAAAACAGACTATAGTATCTAATACTGCACCAATAAGGTCCATTGCTGTAGAATGCTTTTGCAATGTACCCACCCGAAACAGGTCTATACCTTGCACAGACCATTTCAAATTGGCTACATTACACAACCCTATAGAAACTGCAACTGATATCATAGACGATATTTTGGTGAAAAGAGGCATATTTCGTACTGCCTCCCAGTTTTCTTTAAGCGTAGGTATATACTCCAACCACGCCACTTTGCCTTTCTCCAAAGGACCAGCTTGTGGGTGAAAAATATCAAAACCGAATATGGACTTACACCACTCAGTAGTCTCAAAATGTCGCAAAACTGACTCTGTAATACTTTCATGTGACATTGCCCTAATTGACAGTACTATTTGACTGGCAACTTGGGCAGGTGTTGCGCATATTGGCAAAGAAATAGCCAGTGCGCCAAGAACCTCTAAGATCTCAAACAATTTACTAGAACTCTGTTTGTCTTCTTCTGTCCTTAACACTTCACGAACCTGATCAACTATTGAGGTTGGGAAAATATACTCCCCCAAGGATTGATGGACGAAATCATGACTATCGTTCGTCGGGGCATCTTTAATGGGGGGAGGGGAAGCAGGGACATTTAGTACATTCCCATTCTTCCGCATTTCCCGTAGGCGTCCAACACGCCTAGCACGCTGCCTTGTGTAATACTTACAGCGTGCATTAGTCTTCGGATTGGTTTCCTCAGACTGGGCAACAAATGAGTCGCTTTTCCCCGCAGGGCAAACACTGTCCTCATTGTAATTAACAGTGATACTTTTACTCGTTGCGAAAGTCCCATTGCCTGTCATTTTCATAAAGTTCTAAAAACAACAAGCACAATGGAACCAACCAACGGATGGCCCGTGGATTGGTGATCCGATTGCGCTGCGGCACAGCAGCTTTGGGTCGCAAGGGACACGCCTTGTCGCTTACAACTTAATCACGGAGCTTCAAACAAGCGCTATTCCTCGGGCACAAGGACGCTCTAACTCCACCGGTTAGCCTTACTTCAGCCTTATAAACAACCTCATATATAAGAAAGTCTTTCCAACACACCATTTGGAAATTCCAACTCAATATGGCAACACACAAAGGTAGCAATAAATGCTTGCAAAAGGTCGTATGGGTCATTACTCCCACCCTAAAAGGGTACAAGGTTTCCATAAAACGCCGGCTACTGAGCCTCAAGTTGTTGGCCCCCTCCGTAGAACTGAGGTTGCCTGGGTTATCTTGTGAATCACTGCACAAGCTCAGGTTGCAATTACTTCTAGCGAATTGCACGAATACTCTTCTAACGAGCGCAAAGCATCATTAGGAAAATAAGACACGAATGTAGGTACTACCTTATTTCGTGAATACCGTTGATCACGGATTTACATCTCCGGGACATTACGCTTCCCAGTGCATGAGTAAAAGCAAAAGTGCAAATGCACTTAACAGATACTGTTCCGATTGTACTAACAGTTGGTTGAATGCTATCTGTGTCACAACATCTGTGGCGACGTGGGGGTTAGCCCACTCTAATCTAACATCTACAAGAAAAATAAGGCCTAATTTTCCTTTATAGAATGACTAGTGCCAGAAACTAGCCTAACCTTAAAGAACTAGGACAGCACGGCTATAAATGCTGAACTGACAAAAAACTTGGGCTGTTCAATCTACAAATATAAGTAACATACGTTAATAGAGATTAACTGACTATAACAATAATAGACTCACTAGAGCAATAAAAATACCTCCAATGAGTATAATATACCTATTGAAAGTTAACTCTAGTGACCAATGTCACTAATAATTGTCGAATGAACTCCGCGTGGGGG